GTAAAGTTAAAGTCAAGCGGATTACTCAGGATAGCACCAATATCATTGGTAACACTAGAAGCGCCACCTGCTATAGATAGCAAACCACCTACACCAGCAACAGCAGCAATAGTTGCATGAGAGGTAGTATTAGTTACTGTCCATTCACCAGCAGTGTATGAACCAAAGTCCTCAAAGTGTGTATAAACACTCATAGGATTAGGAAGAGGATATTGCCCGAGAGGGAAACCTACTGGTTGAGTAGAAACACCTGCGGGGAAACGAGTTGGTGATGCCATATTATAAATCTCCTTTTGACGTTCTGAGAAAGAACGGGAGAGGAGTAAACCTCCCCCGTCAATCGGATTAGTTGGCTTCTTTCAAAGCCTTCTCATTTGCTTTTTTACGATCTTGAATTGCTTGCTTTGCTTTCTCTGCTCCACCAGAACCAAGCCCACTTTTACCTGTGAGCTTAGCTTTTATCTGTTGAATCAAAGAAGGCTCAGCTTCCATCTGCTCTATTCGTTCTCGTCCCATATTAAGTTATTTCAGGGACCATTTACGCCATACACAGCACGTGGATCAGTCCAACCGAATGAGTAACGCTCATAACCTTTGGCCTTGGCATTCATCGTATCAAAATCATTATCTTGATCGAATGAAATACCAACCCGCTCGTAATATTTAAGACCAGTTTTACCTGGGATAGAATTACGAACAAACCAAGCATGCGGGGAAGTAAAGTAATGATTCACTTTAAACCCGCCTGGCAAATAATTACCGCTCTTAATAACATTAATGTCATTATTAGCATTGCCAGTTTGATACGTACTTTGAAGAATACGTTGAGCATTAAACAACTCTTGCCGAGCAATATGCAAAGATTGCGGCATCACTGAGATCAACAAACCACGATCATTAGTAAAACCCATAATTGCGATAACAGCATCCTCAAGAGCAGCTTCACTTAGATCTACATCAACTGTGGGTTTATTAGCCCAAGTACCCCCAGTAGTATTGGGGTGTGCTGTAGAACATAGAGCAACCCCGTCTCCACCAAGATATGTACCGTTGAAAGCACGATTATAGATATTAGCACCTACATTTTCTTTGGTTTGCCGGAAAGACATTGCCAAAGAACCAGCACGACGCTTTGATATCTGTTCATATTGATTGTCATCAATCTCTTCTTTGGTAACAATATAACCAAGAGCGTATGCAATATGTGTATAGCGAGTAGTGAAACCTTGGATCTCACTATCGTAGTTTACTCCAGCACCCTCAGTTTTACGAGGAACCAGACCAAACCCAGTTAATTGAACATCCTCAACATAATTCATGTCAGAAGTATCAGTATCAAATAGATCTGTATACTCCACAGGATGCTCGTCATATACCTGACCCCACCAAGCCTTAATACCAGGCCAAAGCGCTTTTGGGTGACTTGCAGTAGTAATTACACCTGCCATTTAGATTCTCCTTATTTAATTAAGCTGCAAGATAACCAACGACAGAACCAGAAGCTCCGGCAGTTACCCCAAACTCGTGATAATTCCACTTACACAAAACCTTCGCGTAAGCACCAATTGCATTATCAGGGCGCTGAATTAGACCAAGAAGACGAACTGGCAATGTAGCAGTAACTGCTGGCCCTGTCAATACCATACTAGACATAGGCGCTGATTGAGTCAGCGTTTGCCCAGCAGTAATAGTAACAGCAGCATTCTTATGCAGATCAGCCAAAGCAATTGCAGTAGAGTCAAACTGTGCCTCAAAAAGAACCAGAGGATCATCCACAACATATACATAGCGAACAGAAGTACGAGTGCCTGCTGAAATATAAGATTGAGTAAGATCTAGTGAAGAAGCCACGAGAGATACTCCAGGGTCAGACACACGGACACCAACAATAATACCCAATGGTAGAGCGGAGGTAGTAGTCGCGCCACCCCACTTTTGAACATAAGGCACACCGTCAGGATCAGCTGATGCTAGAGACATTACAACATCTCCGACAGCATAACTGTTAGTTGTGTCGCTAGTCGGGATAGCATACAGGCGGCCTTGTTCATTCCAAGAGCTGCCATGTAAATTTCCTACTGGGCTAAAGCCTTTCGGGGCATTGATATTTGCCATTTTTTTCCTTTATTAAGTTTTGATACTAATCCCCCCATCATAGAATTTATCAGCGTCTCCTTTGACATTCTGACCAGACTTGATAGCGGCATCAATAGCATTATTTTTAGTTTGCAGGGCGAGTTGATCCTCATCCCACCACTCTTGTTTAATTTTCATCAGGTAAGCATAGAGAGGTTCTCCATCTGCTTGCCCAACCAAGTAACGAACCTTATCTCCGAGGTCTGTATTACGAGACACTACGTTCTCACTCACACCACCTACCTCTTCTGGGGATACAAATTCATAGCCACTATCCAAAGCTGAGTTAATCCTGCCAGGAGTATCATTGAAAATATACAAATGATAACCCTCGATCTCTTTATTAACTTTCAGTTTACCCTCAGTACCATTAAAAACATTCCGTTTTCGTTCTGTGGACTGAGCTTTTTTAGCGGCTAATCCAGCCTCTGCGCGGGCCTTTTTCTCTTCTAACGTAAGTGCAGTGGGCATGTCTATATCTCCTTTAATCGAAGTCGTACGCTTCAACGTACTCTTCTTGCGTCATTAACTTTTGTTTAACAAACTTATCACAAGCAGCTTTTGCGTCTGCTGGTAAGTTAGCATAACTCTTTTTTGAAGTAGATGCTACCCGTCTGCCAGTATTTCCCTCGACAGATTGAACAGCAACTGGCTTTCCTTTCTTAATACCACGATCTATGAGACGCTCATCTAGAGCATCCAGGAAGTCTTGCCCAACAATATTAGGGTTCTTCCTACGAATAGATGCGGCCAAAGTGTTAGTTATCTCTGTTACCTCTTCATCTACACCATACCAATCATTTTTATCGAGCCAACTTTGAAGTGTGGCATCAATAGGAGGTGGCGTATTTGCTGGTTTCTTCTCTTCTGGTTCTTTAATAGAAGCAGCTTCTTCCTTAACTAGTTCCATTTGCTGCTCGATAGCATCTACAGTATCGCCGTCACCAGAACTGATAGCATCTTTACGTTGTGCACGTAACTGTGCTAGTTCTGCTTCTAGAGTCTTTCGTTTCTTCTCAAACTCAGTCTTTTGATATTCACGAAACTCTTTTGCAGCTTCAATGGCTTCTTTTGCATCCAGCTTTACTTTCTCAAGTTCACTCTTGAGCTCCTTATTATGCTTACGCAGAATAGGATTGATCTCATTACCTCGTTTAACAAATGTTTCAGCATCTGTCCAATGCTCCTCTGGGCCGTGGAATTCTTCCTTGCTAACCCAACCTTGGGCACGTGCTTCTTGTTCAATAGCTTCTATTTCACCACTCATTTTAAACTCCCTTTGCTAAAAACGGATCAACTAACTTAACATCACCATCAAGTGTAGCTACTACATTGTCTTGATTAATGATACGATATTTAACACCATCTTTTCCTAAATACAACAAACCAGCATACTTAGCAAAAACAATCCTGTCTCCTGCTTTACACCAAGGTTCCTCTGTATCTAACCAACAACCTGAACCAACTTCTACTACTTCCCCTGTGGTGTTAGACATTTCCTCACGTTCTTTATTACTGGCAGTTGTTACTATAATACCACTTGCCGTTTTCTCTTCTATCTCTAAAGGTTTAATTAGAAGTCGATATCCTTTCGGATGTATACCACTTTTATTCATACAGATCATTAAACTCCATATTAACTATATTACGGTAAGCTCTGATGTATCCCTTAACAATTTCAGGCTCATCATAACTATTCCAAACAAGACCTTCACTCTTTTCAGCAGCTTCTTCTCTTAATTTAGAAAACAACCTTTTAGTAATATCAAGTTGTCTCCATCTGCCAAACTCCTCCTCTGTCATACTGTAGCTCCTGGTAAACTAGGTTGTTCCATTTCTGTGGGGTCCGTAGGAACTTCTGGTGATTCCATTGGTGTTTCTGGTAGTACTTGAGGTGCCTCAGGTTGAGGAGTACCTCCAGTTGGTTTCATACTATCAAAGACTTTCATCATAGTCTCTACAGAACCTAGAGTAGCCTCTCGTCGTTCCTTAGCTAATGCTATCATAGTATTAATTTCATTAAGTCTGGCAGCATGCGCATGTTGCCCACCTTCTTTACGTATAACTTCTGCTTCTGCTTCTAACTTATGAATCTTAGACTGATTGAGCTCTGCTTCTCCAAGCAATTTTAGCAAGCCTAATTTCAGTTGTAGTTGGTCACTTGCTTGTTGAGCTTGTATTTTCATTTGCTCAATCTGTACTTTAGTATCAATAGAAGGAGGAATAGCATTAGGTCCTTTAGGATCTGGCAGTACTTCCTCAATATTAGAAACCTTAAGTGCTTCAAGATACCTTACTTCTACTTTATATCTATTATACAAAGGTGCCTCTTTAGCAGCATTGCGTATAGCCTCAGCCTGCATAATACGTTGNGAATCAGACACAATATTAGGATCTGCCGTAGGACGAACATCACTCGGGGGTCCCATGTAGTCCTTAGCAAAGATAATACCATCNTCATCTTCATTTNCTGATACTACATATTGTAATTCATCAGCAAGGTATAACTGNTTNAGCCTNTATATTTTACGGAATTCATAGGTAAGAGCACGATAGGTGCGCTTAAAGATACCACTAAAGATCTTCATACCTTGCTCAACCATAGTACGACTAGTTTCTGCTGGTGTATTCTGACCTGGATTTTGTCCAGTCAGGATATCAACAGACATACCAATTCGCTCACCATAGTTAATCAAGAGATTAAGAAGTGTGAAAAGAACCTGGCTAGGTTCCCTAACAGGCAGGGGAACAATACCTTTCCGTAGGTCATCTCCAGAAGTATCTACATGTTTCCATTCTAACGGGGCAAAGTTATAGTTACCTCCACGTACTTTTATTCCTCTGGCCAGGAAACCACCAGCTGTGTTAGCCATAGTGCCCGCATCTACCAATTGATTAAGAATCGTGTTGATAGACTCATTCAGTGGTCCTAGCAAAACACCAAAGCCCAAGTCGTAGAAACCACCATCAGGTGATGGAACGAAAGGATACTTAGTAAAGTAAGACTCCCCTTTAATACGGAGAAGCTTATCTTTCTTATCATTGTATTCCAGACTAGCCAAATTATACCTAGCTACGATACGAAGTACTTCTTTAGTGCTCCGTAAGAAGGTTACAATATAAGGCTCCGCATAACCATCACAATCTAAATCTAGGTTAACATGTTGCTCTACAATCTCATATGGAGTTGTTTCATCTGTAGACTCTGGTCTAGTCATCCCCTGTGCTTTATCAGTACTAATAGATAGCCTTGGTTGAATTGGTTGGTTCGGCTGTGACATATCAATATCACACCAAAGACCCCGAGCAACCCTCTCGTAGATATCATTAGCTGTATAATACAGAATATGGCTAACTCTTTGGGCTGTTTCTAAACTTTTGGTCCAGTAGTTAACAACCAAATCACGAGCTAAGATATTCTCAGAGATAACAATCTTCTCTATAGGATCAAAGTAAGTCTTTTTAAAGGCACAACCAATAATAGGTTGCGTAATAAGAACCTTATCCATCTCAGAATCCCAAGCTTGATCTTGCTCAAGAATCTGATAGCTCATGTGGCTCTCAATTCGCTTAGCCCTAGCCGTTTTTTCTCCTAGTTCATCCTTCCCAAAAACACGACATTTTACTGGAGTATCAGATGCTATAAGAGTTGGGTAAGCCCGTGCATGATATTGAAGGGCTGCTATAGTAACTAGAGGAAATTTAACATTAGAAGCATTGGACCANGGAAATGACTTTTCTTCTACTACTTGCAGGGCCAATTTAAGACTTTTTTCTGTGCGTGTTTCCCAGTCAGCACGAGATTCAAGATCAGCTTCCAGACCTTGATTACAGAATATACCTATCTTATCCAGATCTTTTTTATCAAGCTGCTCTGCTATATTAGGTAGACCTAGAATCTCTTTTATATTTAACTTTTTGTTTAATTCCATATATAATTATTAGCCCTCATTTAATATCCTGTGGTATCATTTCGTCCTTGTGGAAGATCTTGCAGGGAGAGCCGGTACTCTTCTTCCTCTTCCTCTTCCGGAGATAATGCTACAATCATCTTATCAAGCATAAGTCCAATATAAGCCCATGCGTCGACTTGATCGTCATGCTTGGCTCTAGGAAATTGCAGCAACTCATCCTCGAATGCTTGATACCAGTCTGCCTCTTTATCAAACTTGGTCGCACCTGCTCTCATTCTTGCTTGCATTGATCTAGCTCGTGTGATCTTATCTCCACTGGGCTTTAATAATACTAAGTGAGGATATATATCCCGTGCGATCATAGCTTCGTTAAGATAGGGACCAATGGCCTTCTGGATAGCACCTGATTCGATTCCAATGAGTTCCGGCTCATACAGTTTATGAAGCATCAAGACAGTATCTACAATCTGTAAAGAATCAAAGCGGTCTCGTATAACATTTACTAGTTGTATTCTTCCACTATCATCTATACCAGCCACAACAAATGCTGAGTAGTCACTACGTTCTTTCTGGCTGATCGCCAGATCTGCTGCT